CAGGAGCTGGCAGTACTCAAGGCAAAGAGAGATCAAGATCTGGCAGCTGAGGGATTGACTGAGGAGCAGAAAACTCTGATCAAGGTTGAAAGCCATACAAAGGAAATGGAGATCCTGGCAGAGCATGGCCTGGCAGTTGCGGATCTTACTTACAAAAATTCCTATGATGCAACTCAGGCTCAATTGGCAGCCAGGCAGCTGGCTCTGGAGGCATCTCCTCCGGAGTTGGAATATGAGAATAAACTGGCCCTGCTGGAATCTGGATATCAGGCAGAGCTGCTCAATGCTGAAAAGAGCGGAGCGGATACCCTGGCCATTACTGCCAAATATGAAAAGGCAAAGCAGCAGCTGGCAAATCAAACCATTGAGAATACTTTATCAGCAACTCAGGGAATGCTGGCCAATGTTTCAGCGCTCCTGAAAAAAGGATCAACTGAATATAAAATCATTGCATCTGCTCAGGCCCTGATTGACACCTATAAATCAGCAACTGCAGCCTATTCATCAGCATCAGCGATCCCGGTTGCAGGATGGATTTTAGGCCCTCTGGCAGCCGGAGCTGCAATTGCAGCAGGATTGGCCAATGTTGCAAAGATCAACTCAACCAAAGAATTTGCAGAGGGAGGACTCACAACATTTGCATCTGGAGGGCCTGCATTGGTTCCTAAATTGGGATTGATCGGAGAGGCAGGCCCGGAATGGATCTCTCCAAACTGGATGATCAATGATCCAACCACAGCTCCAATCATTGCAGGCCTGGAGGATTACAGGCAAGGCAAACCGCTGCCTTTTGCAGATGGAGGATTCACAGCAACCTACTTATCAACCCCTATAGAGGATCGAGTTGGAATTGGAGCTGGTTTAATTGATGCCATCAGGCAGATGCCAAAGCCAGTAATTGATGTGGTTTCAGTTACTGATAAACAGGCAGAGGTTGCAGATGTTGAAGCAGGAGCAATCAGATAAATGATAATTGAGATCATAAATAAACTCCTGGAATCCGGAGAACTTGATCAATTGATTGAGGCTAAAATCATACGCTCCTCAATCAAGAAAAAAAGAGCTGATTATCTTTTTTTCAACAATGAGATGTTAATTACTAAGGATAAACCAACTGCAGTAACCAATACCTCCGATGCCTTAAATCGATCAGAGAGAACCGTTTACAAATCAATAAACCTGATGGAGATGGGAAAGTTGAAAACCGGGAAAGCAACCTCCAAAAAACAAAGATGAGTTTTTGAACTAATTAGGGCAATATAAACGGATCCATCCCTTTTACATTTGGATCCGATGGCAAAGAAAATCAAAGTAGCTCATTTATCTTTATCCGGAACCGTTTACAATGAGCAATCCATTGGAACGGAGGACTACGGAGTAATCACAAAGCGCCAGGTTGATGATTTTATTAAAGCAAATCAATCAGCTGATGAGTTTCATGTGAAAATCCATTCAGTTGGAGGAGATGTTGCTGAGGGATTTGCCATTCATGATGCCCTGGTAAACTCAGGAAAAAAAATAGTAACCATTGGAGAGGGCCTGGTTGCATCAATTGCAACTGTAATATTTTTGGCAGGCTCAACCAGAAAGCTCACAGAGAATACAGATTTTTTCATTCATAATCCCTGGGAAGAGCCCTGGCAGATGAGCGGATTCACCGCTGATGATTATGATAAGATGGCCAAAGAAATCAGGCAGGCTGAGGAGAAAATCCTCAATTTCTACATCCAGAAAACTGGAGCAGATCCTGAGATCCTAAAGGATTACATGAAGGAACAAAAAACCCTGGCTGCAGATTTAGCTCAGGAGTTGAAATTTTCAACCGAAATCATCAAAACCAATACACAAGCTCGAATACTGGCATTTTTGCCAGGATCCCGAAATACTAAACCAGATCCAAATATTACAGAAATGAACAAACATCTCAAAAAATTGGGCTCCATGCTCAACACAATTGGCAAAGAAATTAACGCAGCTCTAAAAATAGAGGATGCAGTAATCGAAATCACTCTGGATGATGATCGCATAATGATTGTGGATGCTGCTGGAGATGCTCCTGCTGCAGGCGATTCCGTAACCATCGATGGAGCAGCTCCGGAGGATGGAGATTTAACTGATAAGGATGGCAATGTTTACACAATTGCAGGAGGAATGATTGAATCAATTACTCCAAAGGCAGAGGAGGGAGATGATGCAGCTGCAAAGGCAGCAGCTGATGCAGCAAAAATACAGGCTGCAAAGGATGCAAAGGATCCGGTAAAACTGGCAGCAAAAATTCAGGCCCTGGAAACAACCAATAAAAATCTCAAGGCATCTCTGGTTGCAAAAACCAAAGAGCTGGAGGAGTTTGAAACGGAGATCCCTAAAATGATCAAAACCATTGAGGATCTGGGCAAAAAATACACAGCTCTGGCAGCAGGAACAGGATCATCATTTTCTCCGGATGATGAGGATTTGGATCTGGAGCATCATACTCCAGCTGGAAAGGCAAAGCCTAAAAATATCGCTGAGGCTGCAGTTGCTGCAAAAACCCAGGCTGATAAAAAGGTTGCAGAAAAAAAATCATCAATCTGGTAATCAGAACAGATTCCCAAAGCAGAAATAAATCACACTCAAAAATCAATCATTAATAAATTATAAACCGATGAAAAAAACCTCATCCATTCTCAATTTCCTCCTGGTATCCTTTTGCATTTTGCTGATAGGATCCTCAGTTGATTCTCCTGGCCTTTCTGCTTTGCTCTTTGCCGGATATGGTTTGAATCTGAAATATGGATTCATGCCAAAAGGAGTTTTATCAATTTCAATGATCGCAGGAGAGCCCATTACATTTGTCAAAAAAGCAGCAACGGTTGCCATCATTGATCCTGCTTTCAATGATCCTGAATTAAAGGATCTGCATACTATTGTGCCGGGAATTGTCGCTGATACTCAGGTTGCATTCATGGGCCGGATCAGTAAAATTACCAAACTGGATCCTGGTTGTGGATCCGGTAAAACAACAAAAGCAATTCCATTATCAGAAAAAACATGGCAGCCAAAGCGGATGAAAATCTGGAGCGCTCAATGTTCTGATGATCTGGAGGCCACTTTCTTTGTTTGGGGATTGGATAAAGGATACAAGCGCAAACAATTGGATTCCGGAGAATTTGCAAAATATGCTCTGGAAATAATGACCTCAGGAGTTAAAGAGGATGCCCTTCGAAGTGCATGGTTTGGAAATACTACAGTTGATGAATATGGCAGCGGAGGAACCTTATTGGATGCTGCTGATATCGTTCATTATAATCAGCTGGATGGATTCTGGAAAAAAATATTTACTGCAGTTGGAGCCGGATCCATGACCAATGCCAGGGCAATTGCTGCCAATTCATCTGCATCCTTTGTTGATCAGGATGATGATCTGGCAGCGGATGAGGCTTACAAAACATTTAATGCATTGCTTTCAAAAGCGGATCCTCGTTTGATCGGATTCAAAGGAAAGCAAGTAATTTATTGCACAAATTCCCTCTGGCAGAATTGGCTCACTTACAAAGAAACCCAATCCATGGATATGAGTTTTGTAAGGCAGGGAGAATATTACTCAACTGATAAATACAGAGGAGTAATGATTGTGAATTGCCATTTCATGGATCGCCATATTCGTGCAGATCATCAGGATGGAGTTGTTTGGGATATCCCTCACAGAGCCCTGTATACGCTTGTTGAAAATTTGCAAATCGGACTGGATACAGAATCAGTTGCAGATTTCAAAGTTTGGTATAATGATGATACAGAGGAAACCAACTGGAAAGGTTTGTATAAAATGGATGTACAAATTCCTCATGATTTCCTGACAATTGTAGCCTATTAATTTAGGCTCCAATTGCTTTAAATCTCCTCAATTATTTTATCATATTATAATCAATTCAAATGAAAACAAGGAATCCTTTAAGAATGATCCAGCGCTCTCCTGATCTTTGCGGAGAGCTTACTGCAGGATATGAGGTTGATTGCGAATATAAATCAATCACCGGAGTAAATGATGAGCTGATCCTGGGAAATCACAAACATCTCCTGGAGGGAACGGTTTCCAGAAATGGAACCAATGCCAGGATCATTGAGGATATCGCTTTGAGCGGAACCAATCTGGCCTATGCCTTTCAAGGTTTGGCAGGATCCCATCAGCCATCAGCTAAGTACATAAAAAAAACCTACGGAGGCAATTATGATCACATCATAAAATTCCTGGTTTTTAATAACTCTCCTGCAATCAAGTTGCAGCTGGAGGGCATTATGAATGGCAGAATGTTTGGCATCGTTCATAATAACCAGCATAATGCCAATGGAGATGGAGCTTATGAGGTTTTTGGAGTTGCGGTTGGTTTGATAGGAATAGATTTAATCCACGACAAAAATAATGATGAGAATCCTGGTTATGAGATCACAATTGGATCTCCTGACAAAGCAAAGGAGCCTCATTTGCCGGATACCTGGTTCTTTACTGATTTCGCAACTACAAAGGGCCGAGTTGATGCCTTATTATCTTAATCTGGCCATTTTTTATTAACATACTTTTGAACAGAAAAGGCCGATGAATTACATTCAATCGGCTTTTTTGCTTGCTTATGATAAACGAAATTTTACTCAAAAGGGCTCAAAAACTCATCCAAAAGGATCCGGCCCTGCATGGATTTAAAAAACCTGATCGAGATGAGTTGATTTCATTATCATCAGCGATCCTGGGAAAAGCACCTTGCAAAGGTTGCCCAAGTGAACAAGCGGAAATTTTTATCGAACTTCGAACCCTCATAAATAATTTAACCCCAAAAAATCAAAACCCAATGAAAAACGAATCTGGAAAATTTACAATCGCTGCCAATGTAACCGTACATGATCAAGGCAGAGGCAAAGTTTTTACTGAGAATAATATTACTGATGAGGATGCTCTGGATCTACTGAGCAGAAATCCTCGATCAATTGGCCAGTTTAAAAATTATCCAAAGGATTGGAAAGCTCAGGCTGCAGAATATGCTGCAGGGAAATCAGCTGCAGCAGCGAAAGCCAAAGCAGCAAAAATCAAAGCTGCAGAGGCCCTGGAATCTGGAAAGCCTGCAAAGCCTGCAGCTAAACCAGCAGCTCCAGCAAAGCCAGCCAAAGCTCCAGCCGGGAAAGCATCAAAAGCTCCAGCCGGGAAAGTAGCTCCAGCAAAGCCAGCTCCTCCAGGCCCTGATGCAGATGATGCAACGGATACAGGAGGCAAAGAGGAATAATATTTTTATCTCCTGATTTAACATGGCAGAAAAAACATTCACATCCAGAGCAATTGTTCCGGCCCGGAGGAGGATCGAGGAAAATTTCCTCGATCAATCTCTGGGAATTCTCTATTTTGATAAGGATAATGCATATCCTCAGCGATGCCGGGCCTATGTGAATGCATCAGGATCTGCAAAGCCTTGTGTTGAGATGTTCATTTCCTACATCATTGGAAATGGATTCAGGGATGTAAAGCTCTCCAATATTGTAATCAACTCAAAAGGAGAAACCACAGATGATCTCCTGGCATCAGTTGGAGATAATATGGGATATCATGATGGATACTATGTTCATGTTAATTACAATGCTCTGTATCAAAAAACATCCTTTGCCTATGTTCCATATTCTCATGTAAGGTACATGAAACCGGAGGAGGGATCCTCTAAAATTACAAAGGTTGCCTTGTATAATGATTGGGCAAAAAACAAACATGATTTTATTGATGAGGATGATCTCCAAATCATCGATCTGTATAATCCGGATCCCAAAGTAATCCAGGCCCAGGTTGAGAAAGCAGGAGGATGGGCCAATTACAAAGGCCAGATTTTTGCTGATCCTATTGGATACACCTTACCAATTTATGATTGTGTTCAGGAGGATCTCATTACAGATACCGGAATAAAGCTATTTAAACAGTCTACAGTTGAGTCAGGATTTGCAGCCTCTCATGTATACATCCATAAGGGAAAGCTCGATAAAAAAGGCAGGGAGGAGCTGGAGGAGGAGCTGGAGGAGATGCAGGATCCGGAGGCAGCAGGATCCATTTTCCTGGTAATCGCTGAGAAAGCTGATCAGGTTCCTGAATTGAAACCAATTGAGAGGAATTATGATGATAAACTGCATACCATTACCAGGAAAACCACAAAGGATGATATAATTGGAGCCTTTATAATTCCTCCAGTACTATTGCTCCAGACTCCAGGAAAGCTGGGAGCGCCTGATTATAATGAGGCAGTTGATATTTATAATTATAATACTGCAAAATACAGATTGCGCCTGGAGAGATCCTTTAAAAAGCTGTTTTCAAACTCAGCAATTCCAGGCCTGATCTCCAATGATT